TGTTATCCAATATAGGTTCTTCGTGATTGAAGTAGTTGAAATACAAATCATCAAACACATAACTCTCTTCTAATAAGTTATATTTCTTCCTTATTTCTTCAAGTTTCTTGAATTCAAAATAACAAGGATAATGTGTGGTATAGTTTATGTGTGGCAAGCCTTCCTTGTCAAGCAGTTGCCTTGTCTTCCACTTGTCATAATTCCAATATGACTTTGGCGCTTTCTCATTTCCAACGAATGTTGTATTATGATAGTATATCCTTGTTATGTCTGACAATTCAAATGGTTTAATAGCATATTCATCGTCAGTCATATAGATGAATCCATCATATATCTGTGAATACATTCTTGACACCACGTTGAATTTGTTCTGAATATCAAGGTGTGGATTATATTGTCCTTCTTTCTTTTCTTTGGTTGGGCACTCTATGAACTTAACCCAAGGAAATTCATCTTTTAACTGTTCATCAAATTCTCCAATTACCACAAAACGGTAATTAAATTGACAGAACTTCCTCCACCCATTTAAGGCAATTCTGATTTCATTACCTTGAGAGCCACTTTGTTTGTATGGTAATACAACCAATGTTTCCTTATTCAAGTCATCTAATAACTCTTGTTTAAGTGGAAGCATGTCTTGATTTATTCTAAAGAACATATCGATAGTTCTTGCAAATCCCATAAAATAGCCTCTTTTCCTTTTGCTAATATATTCCTCCCAAGATTTTGTGATATAATGCTTGATGTATATCTTGTCATATACAATTTTTGTCCTTATATTACTGAAATCAGTTCTACACCAATGACATTCATCTGACGGTTGATGATTGTTTTTAAAATATGTTTCTTTAAATGTATGCAGATTATAACAAGTCTTTGTTGTCCATTCAAAAACAGAATGTCCAAGATAATTTGATTCTTTTGTATATATGTCTAATACACCCTTACTATCATAATTGGGCTTTAAAACGTGCCCATTTGCACCAAATATCTTCCATTGGAGAACTATACCATCATAACCTTCAAACTCACTCAAAACCTCTGAAATTGACTTATATGGTGTTATAAATTCATCAATGTCAATAACGAAACACCAATCATGCTCACAATTATTTTTTATCCATGTCAATGCTTTTGGAAAATATATTTCTTGAGGATTTCTCTTCTTCGTTAATTTAAACTCCTTTACCCTTTTCTTCTCGTCTTCATCAAGCACTGCCGTTACACTGTACAATGACACCATATCACCGTACTTGTCACATATCTCCTTATGCGATTCACTATCAATGTCTTCGAATATAAATATGTGATTGACACCAAGGTCAAGATGATATTTTATCCATTCATCAAGGTATTGGTGTTCATTCTTTATAACAGTAAGTATGCAAGATGTCATATCATTATCTTTTTATATAAATATCAGTGTGTAATTATTTGGTATAATTCATCATTTTATTCATCCATTCAGTTAACCCTTCTTTGATATTATACTTTGGTCTGAAACCAAACCATTCATATAGCTTATTTGGCTTTGCCAATGTTGTCTTAACATCATAAGATTTCTCGCCCTCATAAACCACCTTGTCAAAGGTTGGGTTTATAATTCCCTTCAATATGTCAATCAACTCATTAACAGTTGTGGATTTGCCATATCCAATATCAAAGACCTCATTCTTCCAATCCTTGTCAGACTCAAGTATAAGGCTTATTGCCTCACAAATATCATCAACATAAGTGAAATCCCTTGATTGAGTACCATCACCATAAACATGTATTTGTGCGTTGGCTTTCATCGCCTTTATAAACTTACTGATTGCAAGGTCTTCCCTTATTCCTTCTCCATAGACTGTAAAGAACCTTAACCCTGTAAACTTAATATTAGGGTATAAATTAGAATACATCGCAGCTTGCAACTCATTCGTTGCTTTGCTGACAGCATAAGGAGATTTCTGTGTGCCATCATCGCCATACACCGAACTTGATGATGCATAGATGAAATGCTTCACATTATACTTTATCGCTGCCTTTGCTAATATATCAAACCCTATTATATTATTGGTTAGTACTTCTTCAGAATGTTCAACAGAATACCCAACACCTGCAATTGCTGCAAGATGAATTATAACGTCTATATTATTGGAATTAAATACACTTTTTATATACTCCTTATTTAAAACATCATTTCCATCTTTTAAATCAATACCAATTATTGAATGTTGTTTATTAAGTCTTTTAATAAGATTATTACCTATAAATCCTTTATAACCTGTTATTAATATATTCATTTAATAATATATGTTTCTATAAAAAATTTGCCTTATTTATTTCTTCAATTCCTCAACCAAATTATCAACACCATTTGCAACATTAAAGTATATTTTTTCAAATTCAATACTACTTTGTGTTCTTTTACTCTTAACAACACTCATAACAATATAACATTTATTCTTTCTCTATAATTATTTATCTAATTTAAATTGTGGGTATCATTGCTACCCCACACGAGGGTAGCAATGTTTAGTAAAATCCTTTTTATGCAAAAAGGATAAGCGCAGCCACGTAAAGGGCATTAGATGCAGTGGGAGAGTCCGCATGGCCAAAGCGGCCCACACGGCAGGCACTAGAAGACGAAGCAACGTCACGTAGCCAAGGATAACGACCCTCGAATATCTCGTTCATGTTGTACACTCTGAACACATCAAGCTGTCTGCAAGCTTCACCTGTATCATATCCACTTGAACTCCATACAGTTGAACCATACACTTGTACCTCTGATAGGGCGCATATCTCTTGGTTAGCATACCAAGCCCAACTACTTGCGCAGCCACTTGCATCACCAAAGCGATTATATCCACTTGTATTAACAGCAGTTGAATATAACTTATAATGATTCTTTATGTTACCACTTCCAAGGTCTGTCTTAACGTTTGGGAGAACTGTATTGGTTAAGTAATAATGAAGGTCACAGCTAGCATAGCCAGCAGCAGATGAACCTGTTGTCCATGTGCCTCCTGTTGAATAACTATTCTGACTTGTGTATGTATTTCCAGCTGTATTCCAAGCGTGAGTATCATTAGTATCAACTATAATACCAATATGATTTATATTCAAACGATAAGGCGTTGAAGTACCCTTCATTGTGTTAAGTCCAGCAATTACATAGTTATATGTTTTACCATCATGAGTTACAGAATAATAATCACCGACCTTCATTCCATATTTTTCAAGACATTGGTCTGCGATTGCACTCTTCAAAGTATTAACAAAATATGTCATTCCACTAGCTGTAAAATCTTTTCTTGTTCTACGTGCCAAGTATGCTGTGGCATCAAGTTTTCTCTCGTCAAGGTCTATCAACGCATTTGACATCACCAATTCATTCTCTGCAACAACCTTTGTTGCAATTGGTGCTGTTGAACCACTGTTTGAAGGGGTGATTGCAGATATGACATCACTTGTGTTAACCTTGCCTTCCAATGCAGCATTAACTTGTGTTGCACTTGAATAACTGCTTGCGTCTTGGTAAGCCATTGTTCCAACTGAACTAGTAATACCATCAAGATATGCCTTATTACTATGTGTATGACTATTAGTAGCTGCTCCATCCCAATTACTTACCTTAGTCGATGTAATACCGCTGATTGCTGCAATATTGGTAGCCAATGAGTCAAGATTAGTCTTCTCTGTAGTTGTGAAGTGCATGGCAGTATCGGCAGTATGTCCTGTAAATGTTGCACTGTTAACTTTTCCACCTAATGCATTACTAATCTCAGTAGCACCGCTTGTCTCAGACCTGGTATAGTAGTTTGACAAATCAGTCGGTGTATATGCTGATGCATCAAGTTTCCTCTCATCAAGGTCTGTCAATGCAGCAGATACAATTTCCTCATTCTCAATGATTACATTAGTGATTGATGATGATGTGAAGCCACTTCCTACAAGGTTATCAATTTCTGTCTTATTATAGTAGTTTGATGGGTCAAATATATCTGTCAATGGAATTGAAATATCTTGTTTCCCACTAGCAGTATTAAAGTCGATTATAAGATTGCCATTCTCAATCCTAACATCATCAACCATTCCATCAACAATGAAATCACTTGCATCAATTGTTGCCTTTATTGTATTTCCATGATAGAAATTGATTACCTTAGTAGTGCCACTATCCTCATACTTCGCATCATCGAAGAAATTATCAAGGTCAAGGTTATCTATTCTATCATTAAGGTCATTTAATGCTGAAGAAACAATTTCTTCATTTTCTACAATTACATCTGTAACTGATTTGCCACTGTTTGCACCAGTGAATCCACTACCAAGTTTCTTCTCGCTATAATAGTTGTCAGAAGAAAAAGTGACAACATCACCGCTTTCGTTCAAAATTGATAATGTTTCAACGTTCTCAGCAAAGTTGATGGCTATTTCACCTTCAACCAATGCAGATGCTAATGGTAGTTTAGGACTACCATCTTGATTCTTTTGTTTGCTCTTCTTATGAGAGACAAAATTTGCATTTTTTGCCATAAATCTTTTTTAATAGTTTTTTAATTATTATTAGAAATATAGATTTCAAAAAAGGGTAAGAATACCAGCATAGTTTTTAAAAATCTATTAAAATATATCTTTCTATATAAATATCATATCAAACATAAAAATGGTAAGTAAGGATTACTTATCTCGTTACATTGACGAGCAGATGTATCGTTGGAACACAAGGGAAGAGAATAGTTCCTATCGTTTCCACGATATGTTCAAGAAGGCTTGCAAGCACTTTGACTATTGTGATGTGCTGTCACTGTCTACAGTGGTAGATACTGAATATCGTACCTTCCATAATAGAGTGTACTATGCTTGGTACTGTCGTAAGGCTGCATAAGAAAAGGATAGTCCTTTTGAACTACCCTTATCCTTTATACTACTATTATTACTGTTCTACCTTAGTCCAATTATACTTACCTAAGTAATAATCTCCTGTACCCATCCATACATTATAGCCACTACTACCGCTTGGAACATATAATGTACCACCTGTTTTAATATTGTAGAATGTACCACTACCAATCGTAGGTGCTGTTGTTGCATTGGATGTTATACTTGTAAGACCAGTACAATTAGCGAAAGCACTACCACCAATACTTGTAACACTATTTGGTATTGTTATACTTGGAAGACTTTTACAATTATAGAAAGCACTACTACCAATAGTTGTAACACCACTACCAATAGTACAACTTGTAAGGCCACTACAATTTTGGAAAGCACTAACATCAATAATTATAACACTATCTGGAATGTTTATACTTGCAAGGCCGCTACAACTAGAGAAAGCACTACTACCAATAGTTGTGACGCCACTACCTATGGTACAACTTGTAAGATTCTCACAACCAGAGAAAGCACTACTATAAATACTTGTAACACTATTTGGTATTGTTATACTTGGAAGACTTTTACAATTATAGAAAGCACTACTACCAATAGTTGTGACGCCACTACCTATGGTACAACTTGTAAGACTAGTACAACCATAGAAAGTAGTATCACTAATACTTGTAACACTATCTGGTATTGTTACACTTGTAAGGCCACTACAATTAGAGAAAGCACCATTACCAATACTTGTAACACTATTACCTATGGTTACACTTGTAAGACCAGTACAACTAGCGAAAGCACTAGAACCAATAGTTGTGACACTATCAGGTATATCTATACTTGTTAGACTACTACAACCAATGAAAGCATTACTACCAATACTTGTAACACTATCTGGTATATCTATACTTGTAAGATTAGTACAACCATAGAAAGCACCATTACCAATACTTGTAACACTATCAGGTATATCTATACTTGTAAGACCAATACAATAGGAGAAAGCACCCTGGCTAATATATGTAACACCACTGCCTATAGTTAAACTTATTGCACCACTACAATTTTGGAAAGCATTCTGACCAATACTTGTAACACTATCTGGGATTGTTATACTTGTAAGACCAATACATTCATAGAAAACATAATCACCAATAGTTGTGACGCTATTTGGAATAGTTACACTTGTAAGACTATCACAATAGGCGAAAGCACCCCTACCAATAGTTGTGACACTATTTGGAATAGTTACACTTGTAAGACTATCACAATCACCGAAAGCACTAGCACCAATAGTTGTTGGGTTTGCTAAAGTGTACTTAACTATATGTTCACCTGTTGTTGAGAATGTATATTCACTCACAACTGATGGTAGTTCAACTCCATCTATTTCCATAGCTGAGAATGGAACTTCACTTTCACTACCACTTCCAGAGCCACTTCCAGAACCTCCTCCACTATTACACAACTTTATTGGACTGCCTTCATTATCTACATAATACTTTGCCACAACCTTTGTTTCGGTTGGTGTTGGTGGTACGGGTGAACTTGGATTGTAATGCACCGTGTTATTATCCACTGTAAATGATACATTTGGTAGGATAAAATTTTCAGTATCTGCTGTATAAGTATTATACTGACTCATTGTTTCAAATTTCTTTAAGTAAATTGCCATATTAGCTATATTGTTATTAAAATTATTATTATCATAAAGAAACTTAGATTACGCATAGTAGCCACAATCAATATTTGCTATTCCGAGGGTAATATTACCACTATTATCAGTGTCAACAACTATTGCTGTTGTGCCAGTTGCAGCAGAAGTTGCAGCAATGATTGAAATAGGAGCAACCTTGTTAGCAACAGTTACAGCATTACCATTTACAGATACACCACTGATGTACTCATCCTCAACTACGTCAAGTCTACCATCAAGGTCAGTTAATCCCTCAGCAGTAACTCTCTCATTCTCAGTGATGACAGCATTTGTCTTTTCAAATGCAGTTGCGATTGAATCAGACTCAGCAATACCACTCAATGCAGTAGTGTTCTCAGCAGAGAATCCACTCATCTGAATCTTGTCAGCATCAGTCTGAATATCAGCAGTCTTGTTACCAGCTTCATTACTGATTGATGCTGCAATACTACCATTTGTGGATGTTATAGCAGTGATTGTCTTACCACTAAGTTCTGCAAGGTCATCAGCGTCAGCAATATTTGTTTCTGTAACTGTAACAGCAGTTAATTTACCATTAGCCTCGCTAACAATAACTTGTACGTGGTCAGATGTTGCAGTACCAGCTGTAGTACCACCAGTAACCTCAGCATCAAGACCATCAACAGCAGCAGCGAGAACACCGTCTGCATATCTCTTAGCGCCCTCAACAGAAGTGTCGCCACTTACAGAGTTAGAATCACCACTTAATGCAGTAAGTTGTGCAGTAGCAGTGTTAGCGGTTGTTACGCCATCACCAAGTCTGTTAGAAAGTTCGGTATCAGCAGTCTGTCTGTCGGAAATTTCTTGTGTTAAGTCATCTGCATCAGCGATGTTATCTTCAACTACTGTTACTGTTGTGATTTTACCATCGGTTTCAACAACCTCAACAGCAACATGTTTTCCAGTTGCAACTGTTGTTGTACCACCAGTTGAATCAAGAGCATTAATCTTACGTGTAATTTCGTCCTTGATGCCACTAATCTTGAAACCATCAGCTCCAACTGTTAAGAAAGCACAGGTGTATCTTGGCCATCTTTTTCAGATGCAGAATCAACGACACCGTGAGCAACGCCATTGCTAAATGTTACACCGCTTGCAAATTCAGTCTCAAGGATAAGATGAGATAAATCAATCTCAGTTGTTTGAGTTTCGCCTTCTACATCAATATAAGTGTAAACTAATTTTTGTGTACTTTCATTATAAGTAATACTTACGATATGACTATCTTTTGGAATGTCAATGCTTTCACCAATTTTAGCACCATCTGAGTCACGAAGTTCATAACGAACCTTAACTTCAGCAGGAAGAGTTTCACCAGTAATTTCAACAAGATTAAGATTGGTATAAATACCACCACCTTCGCCATCAAGTTTAATTACATTTTCGCCACTCTTAATATGTACCTTAACATCAGTAGTACTACCATTAGCAGGAGTTACAGTAATAGAACCATCAGCATTGGTAATAGCGTTAGAACCAATTGTATTCTCAAGTTTGCTTAAAGCATCCTCAATGTCATCAGTTGCAGAAATAGCACCAGTTGCTGTTGTGTTCTTAACGTAGCCTGTTAATTTAACATCTTTAATAGCAGTCTTAGAAGCAGATACCTTACCATCTGTTTCTGATACAGCAGTGATAACTTCACCATCACCGCTTACAACAGCCAAATCCATGCCATCAATTTCAGCAGCAATTTCAGCAAGAGCATCCTCTACGGTTGTTGCAGTAAATTTTTGACCACTATCTGCAATGTTTACGAATTCAGCGTTGATAGTACCAGCTGTTGCAGAAATAGCGCCAAGGCTTTCGCTTACAGCAGTAATTGGTTTACCAGCCTCGCTAATAGCAGCTACAGTTGGAAGGGCTTCGGTTGTGCCACTAATCTTACCATCAGCCTCTGTTACTGATTTAACAAAATAACCAGTTTCAGCAATTACTGAACCATCCAATTCATTGATTGCTTCGGTAATTGCAGTATCAACATCACCACTGTTAACAGTATTATCAGTAGTAATATTAACTGCTGTAACTTTACCATCAACCTCAGTTACTTTGACTTGGACATTAGTTCCACCTGAACTAGTAATCTCTGCATCAAGTGCTTGAATAGCAGCTAATATTTTTGCATCTACATCAGCTCCTGCACCCTCAACATCAATAATTGTCAAATGGTGTGTTTCACCTACCACTGCGACATATCCAACGATTGTCTTAACCTCACCACTTACTGTGTAACGAGCAAGCAACGCAGTACCATCGGCTGCTACACCTTTATTGTCCTCCAAGGCTTGACGTGCCAAATCACGTGTCACAAAAGGAGTTTGGTTTCTTAAGAACTTAACGTTCTGTACATTGTTGTTAATTATAGCCATAATTTTTTAAATGTTTATTGATTTATTAATTTTCTATTTTTATGTTAATAATAAATATTTCATTATAATACAAAAGTATGACATTTGTTGTCATAATATATTCATATCAAAGTGGAAATATTTTTATACAAATAAAAAAAGAGCAACCAACTCAATGATTGCTCTTGATATATTATTCATTAACCACGCCACGAACAGCGAAGCCGTAGAAGCGGAGGTAGGTATCCCAGTAAGCATCGCTACTGCCGAAGAGCAAGCTGCAGGCGCGCTGCCTACTACCAGCGTAAAGAGAACTAGACCAATAGTAACCGTTACTGCCTACGTCTTCGACACTGCCATTGTAACAGTTGCCAGCAGCAGGGAAGAATAATGTCTTGGAACTATCTGTTTCATCTGTGCATAATATACCATATACATTGTTAACTTGAGTCCAAGCTGTATTAACAGCATTACTCAATGCAGCCATCTCTGACTGCATTTTTTATATTTGTTTTGCAATTATGCGTCTTTCTTAACGGTATAAATCGTATGTTCAACACCCTCTTCTGTTACAGTTGATGTTTCAACATGATAACCTTCTGCAAGGAAGTTTGTGTGTTCACCTTCTGCTGAATTGTCAGCTGGGTTAAAGTCATAGAATTTACCACCAGTTACAATAATCTTAGCAGTACCGTTCTGATAGTTAGCATCGTAGCAGTTCAACAAGAATGTCTTGTCTTCTCCAAGGTTCTTAAATATACCTTCTGTGATGTTAATTGTTCCAAGATAACAGTAAATCAATTCACCACCGCTTCTATCAGTAACATAAGTTGGTCTTCCAAACATTGTTCCGCTAAGAGTGATTTCACAATCAGCCCCATTTGCCTCAACAGCAATACGTCCGTCAGCATCGAAAGTTCCTTTACCCATAATGGTAAGCTTTTGCTCACCTCTTGTCATAATACCAGGGTTGTTCTTTGTTTGGCCACTGAATGTAAGGTTCTTTCCATTGAGATGCAATGTAGTCTCATTCTTAGACGTGATTCCACCAGTGTATGTTGATGTTGTTATATCTTCACCCAACTTAACAGTGCCACTCTTTTTCATCATATTGTTGAAAGTACCATCGGCAGGAACACCCCATTCAACATTGCCTCCAAGTTCTCCTACAATTTCCTTTAAAGTATTATAGTCTTTCTTTATTTGTGTTATTTCTGTCTCTTTCTCAGCAAGCAATACATCAACCTCTTCTTTTGTATAGTATTCGGTTTTTGCACTTTCAATCTTTTCATCAACCTCATCCTTTGTTGCAAGATTTGAAATATCCTGATGTTCTGTTAAGTATCCTTGCTCGCCAACCCATGTCTTTGTTGCCATATCAGCAGTAGCCGCTGCAATGTCTGCTGTAACAGCACTTGAATCAGCCTTTTGTGCAATAATTGCATCTTGTGCTTCATTTGCTCCAATTCTTGCTTCAATTTCAACATTAATCTTAGTATTAAGTTCTGTATCCTTATCAGCTCTTGCTGTTGCTTCTGCTGTGATGTTGCCTTGTAATGCCGTATCTGCATTTTCTAGTGCTGTTATCTTTGCATCGATGGCATCCTTATCGTAGTAGTTATCAGGGTTAAATATATCAGTAAGAGGGATTTCAATATCTTCAATTCCGCTATCTGTATTGAAGTCTATTATTAACTTACCATTTTCAATTTTAACATCTTTAACCATTCCATCAACAACAAAGTCAGATGCATCAATTGAGCTGATAACTGTTCCGCTAATATCCTTAAAGTTTATCTTTTTCTCACCACTAACATATTCAGCACTAACAACTGCTTCAGCCTTATTTGCCTTTGATTCATCAAGACCTGAAATAAGGGCATTTAAAGCCTCGTCAGCAGCTTCTCTTGCTGTTACCTCGTTGTTTATCATCCCCTCCAATTCTGTGTCCTTAGAAGCCCTTAAATTAGCTTCTTCAGCAATTGATGCTTCAAGTTCTTCATCCTTAGTTGTTGAACGGGTGATTTCTGCATCTAAGTCATTTCTTAATGAGGTTTCAGCAGCTTCTGCTCTAGTTTTCTCGTCAGTAATCAAATTCTCAAGTCTTGTGTCTGCTCCTTGTCTTGCAGTAGATTCAGTATTGATATTATTCTGAAGCTGGTTATCTTGAGTTGTTCTATTATCAACTTCAACGTCCAATCTTGATGATAGATTGTTGAACTTTGCAGTTACGGTCTCAGTTGATGCGGTAGAGAAACCACTACCAATTGTATTCTTTAATTCAGTTTCAGCAGCCTTTGCTCTAATTTCTTCCTCATCAACATCAGCCTCTCTATCCGCAATCTCTTGGTCAATTTTTGCGTCAAGTGCTGTCTCTGCGCTAGTTGCTCTTTCGATTTCAGCCTCAATCTTTGCATCAAGAGCCTCTTCAGCAGCAGTTGCCCTAGCTTCTTCTGCCTCAATATCAGCTTTAACACCAGCAACTTTAACACCAGATTCTCCAACTGACAGATAGTCATCACTTTCACCATCTATTAGAACTGATACTTGACCATCAACAACTTGAAGACCGTCTTTGAATTCATTCTCATCAAGAAGCTCCTTTACATCAACGGTAATTTCATCACCATTGGTGAACTTAATATGAATCTTACCGTCTTCATACCAAGCCTTTTCAACAATTAAATCTGACTTGATAAATTCACTTACATCAATGGTAGCCTTTTCCTCACCATCTTTGTTTGCAAAATGAATCTTATTGTCATCTCTGTCGTATGTGACTTCAGCAAAGAAACTATCCAAGTCATTTTCAAGGATTATATCCGCACCTTGATAGTTGTTCTCGTCTTGATAACCCCAAGGTTCATACATTCTAGGTTTATTCATTGTTATAATTATATTTTATTATTATTATTTAATTGCAATTAATATATTTCGTGAGCAAGCATTGCAAGTAACCTATTGATATTCATATACTCACCCTCAACCCACATGTAAACCGTTCCATCTTTTCTTATTTCTATTGCATTCTTCCTATCCTCATCACTAGTCCCATTACCCACACTGAATATTGTTTTATCTGCGTCATTTTCTCCAGTGTTGCTTGTATTATATTCGCCAAATGCTACTTCATGAGGATTTGTTGTTACAAGAGTTTCATTTTCATTATACCCTAGTTTTTCAATTAGACTTTCTAATACATTAGATTTTTCCTCAACCTTATCTTCAATTTTACCAAGAGTATTATAGTCTTCACTTGCGCCCCCAACAATATTATCAATTGCTTCTGTTAATGCGCTAGTGTCCGCCTTTGCATCAATTTTTTCATTGACTTCCTCCTTGGTATAATAGTCTTCAAGATTTATATTTTCAATGGCCTCCTCTATCTTAGCATCAGTCTCTTCCTTAGTATAGTAGTCAGAAAGGTCAACTAGACTTGAAACTGGTATAATAGCTTGGGCTTCACCATCAATGGTATAATAAGTAATCACAAGGTTTCCATCAATAACTTCAATGCTCTTGATTGTCCCGTGTGTTTTCTCGAACTCATGAAATTCTCTATGTAATACATCAAGGACACCATTTCCAGTGTTGTCATATTCCTCTGGGTCAGTTCCTTTCCATGATGTTATTGCCCCCAATCTATCACTTAATGTTGATACTTCAGATGTTAATTCTTGTTCTACTTGTGACGCCCTATTTTTTTCGTTAATAACAGAGTTCTCAACAACTAAGATTTTATTATTAACACTTACTGATAAATTATTAATCTCTGAGGAGAGTTCATTCTTTGTTTGGCTGTTTAAATTATCAACATAATTTCTATCAACCTTAGAACTTAATTCTTGCTCTATGTTGTCAAATTTATTGTCAGTATAAGTCTTTGCATTGCTCAATACATTAACTCCAACATTGTTAGCATATTCTTTGGATTCTACTAGTTTTTCATCGGCATATCTTTTTGCGCCCCATATTGTTTCTGAGAGTGGGGTGTCATTTGCCGAACCTTTTAGAGAATTGTCAGAAGCTATTCTGTTGGCTTCCTCGTTAGCAAGTTTGTCATATAAATCATTGATTGATATGTCTTGTTCAGCATCTTTACTCTTAATATTAACTATTTCATTCGCATTTGCAACAATCTGATTTCGTAAATCACCTTCAGAATTAATTCTGTTTTGTGTTTCGGTTACAATATTACTTTCTGCAACAATTATTCTAGTTGTTAATGCGTCTAATTCAGTCTTATCTGCTTTTTTATAATCTAAATCATTTATCGACCTAATGATGCTAGCTTTATAAGAATTATATTCTGTGAAATCAACCTTATTACTTATTTCCGTACTTAAAGTCCCAGAAACAGATGCTAATTCAGTCTTATCTGCTTTTAAACTAACATTTCCTTCAACATCAGCTAAACGTGGTTTAACAGATTGCATATCTCCCTCTAAAGCATCCAACCTTTCATCAGTACTAGTAGTTAGGTCGTTAACAGTATTTTCTAAATTGCTTAGTTTACCATCAACAGAATTAAATTTTGTAGAAGTATTGCTGCTTAAAGAATTCAAGTCATTGCTCAGTTTAACTACATCGCCTTCAACAACCTCTAAACGAGAGTCAATATTATTTAAAGTAGATTTTTTAGCATAATAGCTGTCACCTTCATCTTGGGTTAAATATCCCTTACCTAACACCCAAGACTTAGTAGCAACATCAGCAAATTTATCATCTAACTCACTTTTAGTATAAGTATTATCCTTCCTAGCATATACTGTGTCAGCACTAATAATATACTCATCAGTCCTAGTAATATTAGAAACAGTTATACTACTTAAATTTTCAACATCACCACTTAACACATTAATAGCTTCAGAAATGCCGCTAAAACCACTAGTGTACCCAGAAATAGCATCGAACTCGTCAATTAATTCATTAACAGCATCAGTTAAACCACTAAGTTCCTCGTTGAAATGATTACTGTTTTCTTTTAATTGAGAAACATCACCATCCAATGCAACCAATTCTTGAGCAACTTGATAGTTAATCGCATTTTGCTGCCCAATAAAACTATCAACCTTATTATTCAATTTGATAAGGTCTCTTTTACTAGCTTTCTCACTCTTATCAATTTCTTCAATAGCTTTATCTTGTTCTTTATTTTTCTCACGAATATCAGATAAATCCATCGAAGTTTCATTAGCAAATACATTCTGGTCTGGAAAACCATAATACTCCAAATGTCTTATAAATTGCTTTGCCATATTCATTATTATTTTTTAATTACGTAATTTACTATAAATATATTGTAACACCCAAAGTTATTATGTACAAGAAAAAAAAATGAGTAAGTCATTTGGTATAACTTACTCAAAAATAAAAGTACTTAATAAACATTGTAAACAATGCTTTTAATAATAAATATTATGTCAAAAAGAAATATTCATAAAATATAATCAAAAATGTATATACAAAATATTTCTAAAAAAACAATAAATAAGCACACAAACTAGAGTTTATGCACTTATTTATTTTCCATTACCGTTATAATAAAGATTTAATATGCAAGTATTGCATAGTCAAACCTCAAAGTCAACTGTATCGTTGCGAGGTCATCTTGGCTGTAATCAAGGTCGCCAAAATCAGCATTGGTAATCATTACGTTCTTAAGAATCCACTTGGAAACAACAACACCTGTTGGGTCAAGCATCTCTAGCTCAACATCACGCTTATAACCAGCAGCATAGCCTTGTCTACCAGTTACACTCTCAGAATGCAAACGCACCCATTCCATAACTGCTTGAGAAGCAGAAGGACCGATTGGGTCACGAAGCTGAACTTGGATTTCATCCCAAGTATAACGACCAACAACCCAAGTAGAAGTGTTCAAGAAAGGAATCTCCTTGCCCTCTTGCTTAATTGATGGACGCTTTGCCGTCTGGCACCACCATTCTTGTATTCCTAGATCTGCTGGGAATCTTAGTAGCCATCTATTTTTACGCAGCGGCTCATAATTAAGGGGCATTTTTAATAACAAGTCTGACATGATTTTAAATATTTTTTTAATCTAGATTATTTTACTCTTAATTTTACATTATTTTTTTAAATAAATATACAATATATTATTTTTTTACTAAAAAATTTGTTTTTCTCAGGAATTTTTTATATATTTGCGAAAAGTATTTATAATACTAAATAAAACATTAATTATGGATAAACAAGAACTTTTAAAACAAATATTATGATAAAAATTTTACTTTTAATGATTTTTGCACACATTGTAGATGATTATTATCTGCAAGGCATATTAGCCCAAATGAAGCAAAAACAATGGTGGTTGAAACAAGATGGATATAAATCACTGTATAAGGATGATTATAAGATGGCATTACTAATGCACTCAATGTCATGGAGCATAATGATATTGCTTCCATCAATGTTCCTCATCGAAATAAGCCCATATTTGCTTCTAGGAGCGTTTGTTTGCAATGCGGTGATACATTACTACATAGATGACTTAAAAGCCAACAGAGGCAAAATAAACCTCATTGTAGACCAAACTGTACACCTTATGCAAGTATTTGTAACTTGGATATTACTAATTCAAGGGTGGTGATATATGAAAAAAGGGAAGATGACTATTCTTCCCTTATTCTTTTTAATACCGTATTCCTCGAATAGAATACGGTATTAACTTCATGTTAACCATTTATTTCTTATTTCCAGTATCAGTTAATACTTTATCCGATTCGAGAAATACTTTCTTGAAAAACTCATAGAGAGATGATGTTGGATGGTCAGCATACTTCTTAAGACCCTCAATTGCGGTTTCTCTAATCTTGCCAATGATTGGTTCGTGCTGAATAACCTCTTGAGCGTGCATTGCAATTTCCTCTTCAGAATCACCTTGTCCCATCATTTGTTGCTGTTGTGGTTGAACCATCTGTGGGTCTGGTTGCCCTTGCCCCATCATTTCTCCTTCGCCACCCATTGCTTGTGGGTCTTCCATCATTCCTTCGTCACCGTTGAACATATAGTCCTCTGAGAGTTGTTTCTTAATTGAATTCAACTCTTCCAATATTGTCTTAATGTCTTTATTCTTTTTCATAATAAACGTTTATTTTCTATATAAATATCACATAATAACAAAAAAAGAGGAAGATTATATAACCTTCCCCAAACATTCTTTTAACTTACCCTCAGACAATATCACGTCATACGGAAATTCACCACCAATCTGATTCTTAACCTTGTTGCTAGAATAATATATAACCTTTATTCCATGTTCCTCACATAATGATAGTTTTTTCTTATCCCTGCGTATGATTTCCTTAAATTCATCCTCGCCACCAAATCGTTCAACGGGTATAAAATGTTGACTACCTTGGCACTCTATTGCTATATTAAGTTTTGGAATATAGAAATCCAAAGCCATTTTTTCTAGCCAATCAAACTTTTTCTGTTCTTCAAATTCTATACCATTACGTTCAAGAAAAAGAGACATTTCTGTTTCTAATTTACTTCTATTACATTTTGGACAACCATGCCCTTGTAAATGACTTTGTGCTTCTTGTCTAAATTCTCCATGAATTGGGCATACAATTGTCACATCATTTTTAGTTGTTGTAAAATCATGGATGTAACCATATCTTCCATTATGAACTTCTGTTGCCATTTCTTCAAATGTTTCAAGACTCATTTTGTTATTTGGAGGACTATTTTTGTAGCAATTTGGGCATCCTTCCCCTATTAAATGCTTAGTTGGTTTTTGCTTAAATTTAGTGCCACAAACTGTACAAATCATTTCCATATCTTCACTACATTTTTTATATGTGTCTTCTAAATAGATATATTTGCGACCATGTACTACCACTGCTTCTTCTAAAAAGACATTAAATGGCTTAATTTTCTTTTCTTTTCTAATTTCTTCAGCACATTTTTGACATCCTTGACCTCGTAAATGGTGCTCAATAGATTGTGTAAATAATCCATGCTTTGGGCAAATAACTTGAATAATTTGACCAATCCTTTCATACTTAAAATCATCACTTAAGAACAAAGAATAATCATATCCCTTACCTTCATGAACTTTATTAAATCTCGATAAAATCTCTTCTTTCGTAAGCCTTTTACTCATAATATATTACCTTTTATTCGCAAATATATAAAAAAAGCAGGAGAAAAACAAATTTTTCTCCCACTTTTTTAAAGTTTTATCTAAATTTTCTTATGATTTAAATGTCATCGAATGAAACTCCCTCTGGGGTCAAAATGAAGTCGATTACGATGTACTCAAGAGCGTTGTAAGGCTTGAAGTAAATCTTAACTGGAAGTTCTCTTCTCTCACGTGACTCTATCGTGTCGTTAATCTCAATCCTGTAGTCAGAGATACCTCTGTTGCTTCTAATGCTGTCCAAGATTGGAGTTACGGTTGAGATGAATGACTGCTTAACTGTTGCATCATTTGGCTCAAAGATGAGACCAATACAAGAGATTGCAACAAGCTTTCTCAATCTGAGCAACAATCTACGAACTGCAATTCTGTTAAGCTGAGATTCATTAATCTGAAGGTTCTTCTGACCCCATATCTTTGGACCATCTTGTGCAAATGTCTTAATTGGATTGATTCTTCCCTCATAAAGAGTATCCTCGTCAGCCAACTTGGTAATGAACTTTGCTCTCACGCAATCGACATCGCCACGATTTATACCAGCGGGAGCAAACCAAGGATATGCGGTATTATCCGTTTGTGCGAAGTTTCTAACTGCGTCCTTTGTAGGAGGTAAGAAGATGTACTGATTATTGTCTTGGTCAAGATACTTAACCCAAGGATAATATGTACAAGTATAGTTAGAATCAATCTCAGTGTCCTCAAGGTTCATAACAGCATCCTCTGGAGTGTACATCTCACTAACGTAATCTCCTGCACCGTTTGGTTTGTCAGGTGTTGTTACCACGTAAATTGAGTCAGCTCTCTCTTCCTCAATCATTTCAATTACCTCTTCGACAAGAAGTTTCTGATTTACATAGTCAATACCTGGGGTAGCGAATACGTTAATATCAGTTGCCTCTGGATTAGCGAATTGGCGAATACCACTCAAGTATGCATACCAGTCAGAGGTGATACCATTCTGATTCAAACCAAGCAACTCTGGGTCTTTAATCTTATTAAATTCATATCCTTCACCACTTGTCAAGTTTACATAGCCCTTATATTGAGACAACTTAAAGTTATCAGTATTGGTTCTCTGGTCTCTGTAAACATTCCATCCATCAAATCCACCATAGAAGAATACGGTAAACTTACGAAGATTTACATACTCATAGATTGAACCATACATATTTGCTTCAGTATCAATGATTGGTGGCTCAGACAGCGTGCTTGTTCTAGAGTTAGTTGATACACAATCGAAGTAATATCCTTCTTCGCCATCAACAGTAACATTTTCACTTGCAATACCACCTCTTTCATAATCCAATCTTGAGTCAAGGTGGAATCCATGAGAAATGAATCTTGGGTCTTCAACATATGCCTTATTGCCCTTGAATGTGAAGTTATCAATATCTACGCCCACCCAAGATGAAAGACCAAAGTATTGTTTTCTATTCTTAATTTCCTCATCGAAGTATCTGTTATACTTAATTGTTGGGAAGGTAATTCCAGTTGCCTTATCACCATTAATCTGAAGTCCATCAAATTGAGGAATTGGATAACCCAAGAAACCAGCAGGAACTGAGTTCTTAGCAGCAGTTGACTCATTTACTTCAACAGTAATATACTTTGACTTTGACTCATACACACCATCAAATGAACCAATCTTGAACGCAATGTAATTCGAATCACCTGGAACCATCGAACATCTTCCAAATTTCTCAAGTGGAATGATTGATTCATCAAGGTCATCAATTCTACGTACAACTACATCGAAAGTACCATCGTCTGGTCTGATATTCTCGATAGAAACCTTAACCTCGTAGTTTGAATTATCACCATCAGAAATTGTATGGAATCTGAACAACTTATTAACATCAACATTGTTAATGTCACCCTTCAAGTTAGATACAATCCAAGGAGTTGATGCATATCTATATGCTGACTTATAATCATTCATGTCAAGTGCAACATATGCAACATCGCCACCATCCATTCTGTAATAAAGCCCATCTGCCATATTAAGAACCAATGTACCTTCTTTTCCAGTGTTTCCACTAGTGCCACCTCCAGTTAAGTTACCATAATAGTTGGTCTTATCAATGTTTTCATCAGTAATAGAAGATGTAATATCAGCAGCTTTATAATAAGCATAAACATAATGTCTCTTGCTACTACCATCTGTATATTGTTTAACAGTATAGATTTGTCCAATGGATACTGTTTCTACGGCTCCAGTAGGTTTATTTGTCTTATAATCAAATGCTTGACACTTAATTCCTAGGGTTTTTGCCTCTTTATCAGCCAATAATCTTCTTCCTACCCACTTTCTATTAAGTGCTTCTTGCTGAAGTCTCATCAAGCCATAAATTGGCTCATGATGACAATAATCCGCTGTGTAATAAGCTTGGAATGCTTTAAGATTTTGGTCTATTTCGCTAACAGTACCATCAGCAATAGCTTGCTCAAGAGCAACATCATAAAGTGACTCAACGTAGATTGGCGCATCACCGTCATCTGCCTTTGTACCAAGAACCTTTAAGATATATTCCTTATCAAATGGATTTAAAGATACTGGGTATTCAAACGTCTTGTTTGAATCATTTACAGTTTCAGTACTTGGTCCTTCAATACCAATAATCTTAAATCTACCATGATTTGTTGGGGTTACTGACCAATCAGGTGTATCACCACTCATATTGAAATTAGTACAAATATCACCACCGCTCTTATATGGGGTATATGCAGTAATTGCCAAAGCTCCCAAATTATATCCATCCTTTGTACAACCACTAGAACTTGCTGTTCTTTCTCCAACATAATATCTTAGTGTATCATACTTTGTGGTTTCACAAATACAGTTACCGCTGTCACCAGCCAAATATGGATTATATGTACCTCTTGAACGTAACACTGCAACAGCTTGTCCATTTGCTGTTACAACCCATGCAGGACCTGCATTATAACCACCAAGTCCAAGAACACGAACAACCTTAAGCTGTTCACTCTCACTCAAGTATGACTTAGCAATATAAGGCAACTCATATTTAGGATATTGGCTTCCCTTAAATTTCTCTGTACTAGTACCACCGAATACCTCTTGGAATTCACGCCAATTTGAAATGTCCATTGGTTGGAATGCTGGACCCTTTAAAGTCTCACCAACCACACCAAGGGTTGTGATTCCAAGGCTGCGAACTGCATAGTTAATGTCAATCTCACGGCTGTATATACCAGGTGATACATGTATTCCTCTTGCATTATCTGCCATAATTTTTAAATATTTATATAAATTATTTTATTCATTATTTTTATATAAATATTTGATATATTCCATTAATTCATCTTTATCAGTGAAAATTTCGCCAATGTAATATTTAAACACAAAAAAAAGAGGAGAATCACTCCCCCTCATCCCAAAACTTAATTTTATTTAATATTTCATCAAATTCCCCATCCTTAAACTTAAAACTTATATATTCAATAAACTCAATTATATCTCTATAATCTGTATCTGTTGTTATTTCAGAATCCATAACCATCTTATGATATTCTTTAAGTTTTTCAATGTCATTAAATTCCTTATGATATTCATCTTGAATTAAAAATGCATAACTTGTTATCCTTCCAACTTCATTCAATAACTTATGAAGGGTATATGCATCACCAAAATTCATCTCAAACTTCAATCTTGCATCAATCTCCAATAGTAGTCTCTCCAATATCATTAGATTACTTACGGTAATGAATGGAGATATTAGTTTTTCTTTAATGTTATTCATTTGTTCTTATATTTTAATAAATTAGTCCAACCATGTTTAACGGCAGAGTTATATGCCCCTCCAAAGCGCCTAACCATGTCTCTAGCCCCAGTACATTCTTTAGCTGCATTTAATACGTTTTCTAATAGTCCCCAATATCTATCATCCTTTTTTCTATCAATATAGAACTCATTAATCCAACCATATCTTACAGATACATTGTATGCCGATTGGTTCTTCTCTTTCATTTCGCTTTTATGAGAATATTTTTTAGACTCTTCTAAACATTTCTCATATGTCCATCTTGTTCGTTTAGTTACATAATTTCTAGTTTTTTTAACATTGTGCTCAATTTTTGGGGTAAATTCATGATTTTCTTTATTATTTATATAATCTCTAATATTAGCAATATTAGTAAAAACCATCTTATCATTATATAATCCACTTAATACATCAACATCTTTATTATGAAATGTATTGACATCAGTGTAATATATTAGCTCGCAATCAGTCTCTTTAATTTTATTGAATTTATCGTAATCAAGTTGTTTCCTAATTTTTAGCATTTCTTCGGCATCTTCATCACTCATATCTTGTTTAAACTTAGTTGGAATATAATGCTGTTCCCCTTGACACTCGATATAAACCTTTTTTTGAGGTATAAAAAAATCAATTGTTTGTTTTCCTAGATTAATATAGACATTTCTTTCAAAATACAAATCTTCATTTTCTAACATTCTTTGTATTCTATCTTCTAAAACAGAATTTTTACAAAATGGGCATCCTTCACCCCTTAAATGTGCAGTTGGAGTTTGCATGAATATACCATGTATTAAACATTCTATTGGCATCTTAGTTTGGGCGTTAATATATTTTTCAGGAAAATACTTGTACCTTTCACCGTGTATTTTAATGGCATTTTTAACAAATATTTCACCGTTATGTTTTACACCGCCATTACATTTGGGGCATCCACAACCTCGAAGATGAGAATCATAAGACTGTTCAAAAATCCCATGCTCTATTCCATTTTCATCTTTCTCATGACATATAAACTTACCCTTTTCTTTTTGTTTATTTGGATAGTTGATTAAAGAATAATCATATGTTCCTTTGCCATGTACAGCTTCTGCCATAGCAATCCATTCTTCATTGCTTAAATTCCTATGTGCGCATTTTGGACAGCCATGCCCAGTTCTGAAATGGTCAGCTCTAATTGTGAAAATTCCATGTTCATTGCCAAATATATCTTTTTCATGACATATAACATTAATATAACCTTTATTATTTGTATATTCAATTGTGGACATGTCATAATTATGATTTTTATGCACTTCTTTACATTTTTCAATAAATTCTTCAGTATTTTTTTTAGCCACGCCACTACACTTTGGGCATTTCTGTTTTTTAGAAATATGATTATCCAAAGACATTTCAAACACGCCATGAATTGGGCATATTATTTTTGTTTTATGTCTGACACTTATTGGTTCATTTTCTTCAACTAAATGATAATCATAAAAGTCATTGTGTACTTTTTTCGCCTCTTCAATTTTTTTCTTTAAATTTCCCTTTCTCATTTTATAAATTATTTGTTTTACATTTATTGACCATAAATAAATATCTTTATATTTGCAAATATATATAAAATTCCTGAGAAAAACAAATTTTTTAAGATAATTTTTTTTCAAAAGGGAATTATGGCCAAGTACAAAGACAAAAAAAAACTTGAGTGATTTTTCACCCAAGTTTTTATATAGATTTAATGCTTTCAGTTGTTTATCTGAATTCATTAATACTCCAATGAACAAGGCCATCCACACGAACGTGACCATAATATCTGTTATTCACCATCTTCTTAGCGTACCTAGTCATGATTCCCTTGACTGGTGCAAAGTTGAACGGATTATACATAGTCGGAGTTAATTGCATTGGAACATATGGCGCGTAGATATATCCTGTGTCAAGAAGTGACTTACCCTTGTGACCAATAATCATTGACCAGTGTGGAGAATATGGGTCACGGTATACGGTGTAACGTCCACCGAGAGCACCAATCTTCTCGATACCCATGTTGTACTGGTCTGACTCAGCACTTGCGTCTGAAACGTGGAAGTACTCAAGGTTGTCGAACAAAGCGCTGATTTCTGAAGATACAACGATGAAGTTTGCACCACCACGAAGTGTTGACTTATGGATTTGTGCAGAAATCTGGTTAATCTTAGTCATAAGCTCTTGGTTCCAGTCTTTCTGAGTATAGTTAGTTG